AACTGTTAGTATGATAGTAAGAGACGACTCAACAAACACCTCAACAACTTATTCAAGTATTACAACAACAACCGATAAAAACTATCTAGTAATATCTAAAGCACTTAGCCCAGTATTAGTAGAAGGAAGATTTTATGACTTAACAGTCAAAGAGGGAACAAGTGTTATTTATAAAGACAAGATTTTCTGTTCAGATCAAACGATTAATCAAACAAACAATGATTATTACTCAGTTAACGAAGGAGCTTATACAGTTCCAACTGGTGCAGATGCTTACGATAATGATTATATTATAATATGAAAAATAAGACACAATTAAGTATTGTTAATTTAAGTACCTATACATCTCCACAAGTAAAAGAGAAAGCTGGTACAGACTGGGTAGAGTTTGGCTCTGACAATAACTATTTCCAATACCTAATAGATAGATATAATGGCTCTCCGACTAATATGGCTATTATTAATGGTATTTCAGAGATGATTTATGGTAAAGGCTTAGATGCTACGGATTCACATAGACGCCCAGAACAATACGCTATGATGATTTCTTTATTCAAAGATGAGGTAGTAAGAAGATTATGTTCTGACTTAAAATTAATGGGACAATGTGCAATACAAGTTATTTATTCTAAAGACAGATCAAGAATTGTAAAGCTAGAACATATACCTGTTGAAACACTAAGAGCTGAAAAATGCAATGACAAAGGCGAAGTACCAGCTTACTTTTATTTTAATGACTGGAGTAAATACAAACGAAGTAGCACACTAAGAAGAATACCTGCATTCGGAATGTCTAACGAAGGACTAGAGATACTTTATGTTAAGCCTTATCGTTCAGGTTATAAGTATTATAGTCCACCAGATTACGAGGGAGGAACACAATACGCAGAACTAGAACAAGAAATATCTAATTATCACTTAAACAACATTCTTAATGGACTTGCTCCTAGTATGTTAATTAATATGAATAACGGAACTCCTTCTCCTGAAGAAAGAGAGATGATAGAGCAAAGAATATACCAAAAGTTCTCAGGTACATCAAATGCTGGTAAGTTTATTCTTAGTTTTAATGATGATCCTAGTACTGCTGCAACTATTGAGCCAATTCAATTAAGTGATGCTCACAATCAATATCAGTTCTTAAGTGATGAAAGTTCTAAAAAGATTATGGTTGCACATAGAGTTGTAAGCCCTATGTTACTTGGAGTAAAAGATAATACAGGTTTTGGTAGTAATGCAGACGAATTAAAGACAGCAAGTATCTTAATGGACAATATGGTAATACGTCCCTTTCAGACGCTTTTAATTAACGCCTTTGATAAAATCCTTGCTTATAACGATATCTCTTTGCATTTATACTTTAAAACGCTTCAGCCGCTTGAATTTACAGACTTAACTAATGTAACAGATGCTGAAACAAGAGAAGAAGAAACAGGAGTCAAATTAAAAAAGATAGACGGACAAGAAGTTTATTCTACTAAAGAAGAAGCAATTGAAAAAGCTAAAGAGCTAGATTGTGAAGGATATCACGAACACGAAGAAAATGGGATGACTTGGTTTATGCCTTGTAAAGATCATAAAGAAGCTACAGAGCTTGACAAGTTTATAAACTTAGGAGAAAACGAAGAGGACATATTAAAAGAATATGACTTAATAGATGAACATCAGGTTGACTATGATTTAGACGATGAATTAAACGAAAACATTAATCAACTAAATAATGAAGTAAAACTTGCAAGAGTAGGTAAAGCAACACCATACAAAGAAAGTGAGCAAGATGGTAAAAGTAAAAAGAAAGGTAAAGAGAATATAACATATTTAGTTAGATATATGTACACTAAAGCACCAGGATTAGCTAGTTCATCTAGAAATTTTTGTGTAAAAATGATGAGAGCTAAAAAAGTTTATCGTAAAGAAGATATTATTGCTATGAGTGATATTGCAGTAAATCCTGGCTTTGGAAAAGGTGGCAGTTCAAAATATTCCATTTGGTTGTATTCTGGAGGCCCTCGCTGCTTTCATCGCTGGACTCGTAAGATATATGCTAGAAAAGATGGAGAAAGAAGTTTAGGCAGTACAATAAGCACAAACAAAGCAATAAGCGAAGGTTTTAAACCTAAAAAAAATCCTAAAAAAGTAGCTATAGCTCCTAGAAATATGGAATATGAAGGATATACTGCAGCGTATTGGAATAAAATGGGTTTCACTTATGGTAATTTAATTAGGTAATTATGGCGACAGTATTATTTATAACAAGAACGGACTTAGTAAAAAATTCTATCATAGATGGGAATGTTGATACTGATAAATTTATTCAATTTGTAAAAGTAGCTCAAGAGATTGAAATACAAAATTATCTCGGAACTAAGTTATATGATAAGATAGGTGCTGATATTTCTGGTGCTGGTTTAGCAGGAAACTATCTAACATTAGTAAACGAATACGTACAGCCAATGTTAATATGGTACGCACAAGCAGAGTATATACCTTACGCAGCTTATCAGATAAAAAACGGAGGAATGTTTAAACACACTTCAGAAAATGCAGAAACAGTTAACAAAACTGAAGTAGATTTTATAGTACAGAAAGCGAGAAATACTGCTGAGTATTATACAAACAGATTTTTAGATTATATGGGAGCTAATAGTAATTTGTTTCCTGAATATAGTCAAAACACAGGAGGCGATGTATATCCAGACTCAGACGCTACCTTTAATGGTTGGGTGCTGTGATATATAAACCGAAAAGTAAAAATATAGTTAAACTTAAAAAGTTTTTAAATATGAATTGGGTACAAACAAATACAGGAAATATAACTGTAGAATATAAAACAAGTAAGTAATGGCAAATTACGGAAAAATATATGACTCTACTTGGTGGGGTGTTGGTGTTTGTGATAACACTATTAATTGGGGACAAATATATAAGTCTCTAGTTGATTGTACGCCTACTCCTTTATTTGAGATATTAGCAGAGAATGGAGATTTCTTAATAACAGAAAGCGCAACATTAACATATATAGTAACAGAATAAAACAAAAAAAATGGCAAATAAAAAGTTTTCAGAGTTTACATCGCAAACTGATTCAGCAAATGTACAATTCGTAGTAGGTTATAATGGATCAGACAATGTTAGGATTTCTCCAGGCAATTTATTAGGCGCATACCTTCCATTAGCAGGAGGAACTATGACTGGTAACACTATTCACGGAGATAATGTAAAGTCTATCTATGGCTCTCCAGGAAATGACTTACAAATTTATCACGATGCTAGTAATAGTTATATAAATGATGCAGGTACAGGGCTTTTAAAATTACTTACTAACGGATTAGAAATTAAAAATGCTGCTGATGATAGTTATATGGCATTTTTTGGTAGTACAGGTGCTTCTGAGCTCTATCACAATGGTAGCAAAAAGTTTGAAACTACAAGTACAGGAGTAAGTGTTACAGGAGATGCAACCTTCCCTGATGATGGTAAAGCTCTTTTTGGTGCATCTTATGATTTACAAGTTTACCACGATGGATCTAATTCTTATGTTAGAGATACAGGAACAGGTATATTATATATTGATTCAAATGGTACTGGTGTAAATATTATATCTGACGGAAGTAGTGCAACACCAATGGCAAATTTTGTAAAAGATGGTGCAGTAGAATTATATCATAACAACTTAAAGAAAATTGAAACTACAGCTACAGGTGTTTCAGTAACAGGTAATGCTAACTTTGCAGATGATGGTAAAGCTATATTTGGAGCAGGTGGTGATCTAGAAATTTATCATTCAGGTAGCGCTAGTTATATAAAAGATGTAGGTACAGGGCATTTAGTTGTAAACGCTACTGATTTTGTTGTAAATAATTCTGCTGATACAAAAAATATGATTATTGCAACCGATGGAGGTGGAGTTGATCTTTATCATAATGCTTCTAAAAAATTAGAAACTACAGCATCAGGTGTTGAGGTTAGTGGTACAGTAGATATAACACAATCTTCTGCAAGTGATCCAGTATTAAGGCTTACTGATGATGGGGTTGCTAATTACGATTTTATATTTCCTGATAGTAGCACAATAAAACTTGAAACAAGCACAGCAAGTGATAAAACATTTAAATTAATAAACGCAGGAGCTGGGGTTATGAATTTAGAACTTGCTGATAATGGTAAGGCTATATTTGGTGCTGGAGGCGACTTTGAAATATACCACGATGGATCAAATTCTTATATAGATTCTATTGGAACTGGTGATTTATATATAAGATGCGGCACAGACAATGAAAGTATAATATTTCAAAACGATGATGGTGCTGGAGGTTTAGAAACTTATTTTGAATTACAAGGTGTTGCTGGTGGCGCAAGTCCATTTACTGTTTTCCCTGATAGTTCTAATTTAGTTTTCGGTGCTGGACACGATTTAAGAGTTTATCATAATGGTTCAGGAAGTTATGCAGATAATTACACAGGGGTTCTTCAGTTTACTAATTATGCAGATGATTCAGATATAATATTTAGATCAGATGATAGTACTGGTGGTGTAACTGAATATTTTAAAGTTGATGGTACAAATCATAGAGTAAAATTTAGTAAAGACTCAACGTATTCGGATAATGTAAAAGCGTTGTTTGGAGATTCTTTAGACTTAGAAATATATCATACTGGCTCTCACTCTTTTATAAGTGAACAAGGTACAGGAAGTTTAATTACATTAGCAACAGACTATCAATTAAACAACTCTGCTAATTCACAAAATATGATAACTGCTTCTGATGGTGGTGCAGTTACGCTTTTTACTGCAGGAGTCGCAAAGCTAGCCACTACAAGCACAGGAGTTAGTGTAACAGGGCAAGTTAATATTTCTGCTTTAAATACTGCAGTAACTAATGCAAGTGATACTGGGACTCTAGGAGAAATAAGATTTACAGCAGATTATATTTTTGTTTGCGTTGCAACTGATACTTGGAAAAGAGTAGCAATAGCAACTTGGTAATATATAATTTTGTAAATTTATATAAACCTTAATATATATAAAATGAAAATCACAGAAGAACAAGTAAACAGAGTAAATCAAGTTATTAATACTTTACCTATTGCATTTTTAAAACAAGCACAAGAAATTGTAAAGATTTTAAATGAAAGCGTAGAAGAAGCAAAAAAAGAAAAAGATGAAGTATAAATTTAAAAATAGAGAAGATTTAGTAGGGATGTTAAACAGCATTCCTACACCTCACGCTCACGGTATTGTATTAGACGGAAGTTGTGCTATTATAGAATGGGATGGAAATGCTCCAGAAGGTTGGAGTGAGTACGAAGCGAAACAAAAGAAATCTAAGAAAGATGGCTAAGATCAGCGAGAATACCAATGTAACTTTGGACTTAAAAACAATATCAATGATTGTAGGATTTACAATTTCTCTATCTTCAATGTATTTTGTTTTAAAATCAGACATTGCTTTAGCGATGCAACAACCTGAGCCAGAGATACAAAAAGTAGAGTTCGAGTATAAAGATAAATTAGTTAGGAGTACAATAGAAAAGATAGAAGCAGACGTAAGTACTGTAAAAGAGGATGTAAACGAAATTAAAGAAAGTTTACAAAAGATGGATGAGAGATTATATCAAATTAGTAAAAAATAGATGAAATGGAGTGTAACGGTAATTGTCCTTTTTGTATGGGTTGCTAATTTTGCACAGTCTATTGAAGTGATTCAATATAGTGCAGAGTTTGTAAAAGACAACGAAATATCATTAAAAAGCTTTAGAGGCTATGATACAAACACTTTGTATATGTCTAAAGCAAGCAAGCTCTTTGCCCAAAATAAAGTTGAATATATACCTACAATTATTCTTTTTAATAATGGTAATGAAGTATTTAGAGTAGAGTCTGGCATATCTCTTAAACTACCAGAAAACACCATACAACTAATAGAAGAACAAATAGAAGAAATAATAGAAAGCAAATTTTAATTATGGAAACAATAAATCACATCTTAGGAATATGCGGAGAAAGTCATTTAAATTTAATTCACATAGCATTTATTTTAAGTGTTTTGTATTTTACTTTTAAACTTATCCAAAAACAAAAAAAACTTATTGCTCTACTTTTAATGTTTGTGTTTGTTGGAACATCTGCACAAGTAATAACACAAGAGCCATTAAAAAAAAAGAAAACATTCTTTAAAGATGTATATAAAGAGTTTTTTAAATATGGTACTTTTTATGTAGCAGGAGACGCTAGAAACTCTTATGAACAACAAAGAAAAGATTACTTTGTAAGAACAAACCCAGAAAACCTTTATGATGTACCTCAAGTAATAGATCAAACAATATA